CCGCAGCAAGACCGTCGCCAAGGTGACTTCAACTCACGTCACCTGCACTTATGCCGATGGCAGCTACTGCGTGCCGTGCGTGTTGATGGCCTGCTAAACCCCTTAGTCCTACTCTCTACTGGGCTTGACGCCGTGTTGTAATGTGGTAGGGCAGCGAGTTTCCGGCTCCTGCCCACGGCCACAGTTCCCTAGAAACCATGACCAAACAAGAATATCGTGGCTCGCCCCACACAGCTTGGGCTAAAGACGGAAAAGTCTTTCTAGCCAATGAAGAAGACAGTTACTACACCGAAGAGTTCCGAAGCCGCGAAGAGCTGGAAGTCTTTATTCAGGAGTTGCGTGCCACGGCTGATGAAGCGTGGCCAAACTGAGTAGTCACCTTCTTTAACGCTCATGACGCGCTCCTTTTCAGACCTCACCAAGGACTTCAATCCTGAGCGTCGGGAGCGCATCGAACAACACAAGGCCGAAATTCGCCAACGGATAACCGACTATTCCCAACAGGTTGCACCTCCACTAAACTCCAACAGAACCAGTTTTCACCATGGCCAAAGCCTCCGCTAAACCTGAAGCACCTACCACGGTGTTTACCTGGCACATTGCCAACCTAGAGCGCGAGACCGCTGATGGTTTCGTCTTCACCGCCCATTACACCGTCGACGCCAACGACGGCACCTACTCCGCTGGCGCTTACGGCTCCATCGGCTTCGAGCGCCCGGAAAACCTGATCCCGTTTGCGGACTTGAGCGAGGATCTCGTAATTTCTTGGGTCCAGGAAGCCCTCGGCGGCGAAGAAAAAGTCAACGAAATCCAAGCCGCCCTCCAGGCTCAGCTGGATGAGCAACGCCACCCCAGCAAAGCCGCCGGCGTTCCCTGGGCTAACTGATGGCAGTCAAAGCAAAGACTGGCGCCAAGACCGTCCAGCACCAGCCGGGCAAGCCGAAAAAAACTCGGCAGGGTCAAGGCCAGCACAGCCTGCCCAACCACGGCAGGAAACAACTGCGCGGCCAAGGTAGGGGCTGATGCCTGCCTGGTTGTGGCGATCCATCGTTGCCACCTCAATGGCAATCGTTGTGGTCGCCACGACCCAGTGGGCATCCTGCCGTTTCTACACCCTCCCAAAAATCGTCTGGCCCTGGTACGCCAAGTGGGTTGGCACACCCCAGGGCCGCATGATCGACCCCGCCCCCATGGGCTGTACCGATACCGACACAAGAACGATTACCGTTCTCATGGGAGTTCTTACAACTCTGATTAGTCTTAGTAGGAAAGCAGAATGAAAAAGTGGACGCCAAAACTAAACAAAACTGGGAAAAAGTCCGCCTGGCACTAGAAGCTGCCGGCAAAACTGATTCCTTCTTTTACCGCCGTGCGATTGCCATCGCAAAGATGGGCTACGACCCGGAAGAGCCGCCAGCACCAAATAAGATATAAGTAGATCTCCTGGGACTCGTGGCGCAAACCCCGTCTGGCGACAGTTTTTGGCGGGGAGTCAAGCAAGAAGCCGCAGCTGGCCTGGTCGTACTTCTCGCCGGCGGCGCCATCACCGGCATCGGCTACCTCGTCTACACAGTTCCATCCCAACTGGAGCGTGTCATCCAAAATCAAGAGCAGTTCAAAACCCGCGTTGGTGAACTAGAAGACACCGTTAAAGATCACGACGTTCGTATCATCAAGCTGGAGTTACGCCGCTGATGGCCGTCATCCACGTCACTGACCACGGCAACGGCTACCGCCTGGAGCAACTGATGAACGAACGCGGCGATATTTATTACCGCGCTTGCAAAGATAGCGTGTGCCGCTACGCCGAAGATCACTACATCGCCGTGATGTATCTCGAAGGTATGGGCTGGGACCCTAAGCAACAAGACCGCCAGTAATCCAGAAAATAATCTGATCCTCCCGCTCCGGCGTCCAGAACGGCTGGCGCCGATACCACTCCAGCCAATCCTCGGACGACTTACCAATATTGCAAGCGAAGCAGCACGCCACCAAATTCCACTGGTGCGTAAGGCCACCTTTCATCTTGGGGTGTACATGATCCAGCGTTGCATTACGCCTGAGATCATCACCGCAATACGCGCATTTGTTATCCCAGTCGCTAAGGATTGATTGCCTAAACCTTAACTTCGCCTCTTTTTTGTTTAAGTATTGGCCATCCTCAATGCGATGGTCCATACCCGGCAGTGGCTACTGGAACGGTAGCGGTAGAAACTATTACGTGCTCTGGCTTTCTTCTCTACTACAGCTAAACTCAATAAAAGCTGCAGCTTTTTATGACCGACCAGCAAGTTGCCGTCGCCGCCATTGTGGTGGCCGCCGGATCCGAAATCATCGGCATGAGCAAATTGAAGTCCAACAGCTGGATCCAGCTGGGCCTTCAAGTTCTCCAGCTGAGTTTTCCCAAGCGTCGCCGCTGATCCTCCCGAGGGCCTTGTAATGGCAACCAACAAGATTCGTCTCGCCGACCTCTTCCGCTACTACAAGGCCCTTCCGCACCAGCTCGCCGCCTTGACCGAGCTGGAGCAAACCATCAATAAATCCAACCCGAACATCCTCGGCCGCGACCAGGGCTGGTTCAAAACCTGGAGCGTGGCCGGCAAACAAAGCAGTTTCCCCAACACCTGGGAAGGCGTACTCGAAGCCGCCCGCGTCGCCGGCGCCAAGTTCCCGGAACTTGTTGCTGCCCAGTGGGCACTGGAATCCGGTTACGGCAAGTTGGTCTCAGGCCGCAACAACTTCTTTGGGCTGAAAGGCGAAGGTAGCGCCACCAAAACCCAGGAATTTATCAACGGCCAGTGGGTCACGATCACCGACACGTTCATCGACTTCCCGGACCTGTTGTCGTGCGTGATCTACCTCGTCGACCACTGGTACAAGGACTACAAGCAGTACCAGGGCTGCAATAACGCCAGCACCCGAGACGATGCAGCCCGTTGGCTCCAGCGCGAAGGATATGCCTACGAATACCAGCTGGGACCCGACGATGGAGCCACCGGCTACCGCCAGTGCTTCAGCTCCAGCTGCGCGATGGTGGCCCGCTACTACGGCAAGATCTCGGGCGACTACGAATACAACAACCTCCGCGCCCGCTTCGGCGACACCACCGACCCCAAGGCCCAACTCGCCGCCCTCAAAGCCTTGAAGCTGACCGCCAGCTTCGAGATGGACGGCACAGTCGAGGAACTGGAGAACGAGATCAACAATGGCTATCCGGTCCCAGTTGGCTGGCTCCACAAAGGCCCCATCAGCAACCCATCTGGCACCGGGCACTGGAGCGTCGTCGTGGGCTACACGCCTACCCACTTCATCATGAACGACCCCTACGGCGAGGCCAACCTCGTCAACGGCGGTTACGTCAGCCACAAGGGCGGGGCGGGCGTCGCCTATTCCCGCAAAAACTGGGTCCCGCGCTGGCTCATCGAAGGCGACGACACCGGCTGGTTCATGAAAATCCGCCCTAGTTAGCCATGCGCCCCATCGAACACAGCACAGAATCCAGCTTCCACAAGGCCGCCACCGATCAGTGGCTGATCGACCGCTTCAACTCCGGCGACTACCGCGGCCTGCTGGAGGCAGCCTTGATTTTGAATACTCTCCATCAGCTGGAGAAAACCAAGGCCACCTGGGCTATCCGTGAAGCTGCCGAAAACCTTGGCGAACAATTCGGCCTGGACCGCGACTCCGCCTAGTCGCCCTGCTCCAGCTGCTGGATATACAGCTGGTACAACCCGGTGTACAGCGAGTGGAGCGGATGCTCGGGATTATCCCGACCATCTTGCGTATAAAGCTTTTCCATGAAATCAGTCCGCGCCTGATCAACGCAGACCCGCGCCCAGGCTTCCGTCGCCCAGTCAGCTGGAGTGCTCATTCCGTTTTTTCTCCACAAGTTTGAGTCGCCGGCTCCGTTCTTCCTTGGGGCCAGCATGTGACCGCGCCAGCCTAGGCTTCGGCGCCGTCTCCGGTGGCACCTCCACCATGCAATTCGGGTAACGATTTCTTGCCACCTGAATCGCATGATTCAGCGAGAGCCCTTTGACGAGATCTCGCTTGGCACCTTTACCGGGCAACCAGATTGTCAGCTCGTACGACCGAAGGCCGCCCTGCCCCGGCACTACTTCCATGACTTGGGGTAATTGGGTTCTTCAATGCTATGAATAGCAACAGGGCTATCAGTGCACTGAGCAACAACTCGCGCCGCCGCAACAGCCCGCTCATACGTAACCCAGGTCGACGCATCCTCTTTGGTGCGCGTGTACCCAATTCCGTTACCTGGACCGTACACCGCGGTGATCCAGCGATCCCCAGCCATAACGACATAACGAGTCATGAGTGATAAATAAATTACTGTGTAAGCCTAGTGATGTTACCGCATCACGGTCAGACTATGACGACTTCTAACTGTGTCTTATGCGTCTTGATCTGATGGCCGCTCTTCTTGCTTGGAGCGCATCCTTCCCTGCACCCGCCGCTGCACCGACTCAGCCCAAGCCGCTTTATCAGCTGCTTCCGCCGCTTTGTAATCCGAGGTCGGCAGAGCTTTCTCCAGCGCCGCGTAAACCATTTCACGCAACATCCCCGTCACTTTTTTCCCTTGCTCACTGGCGAGCTGTTCGGCCAATTTGTACCGATGCGTATCCAGCAACAGCTGGCAATACACCTTTTGCCCGTGCTTCAGCGGCATGATACGCCCTCTAGTCTCCTACACGATAGCATATTGAGACACACTAGACGCCCCATCGGACGTCATCATCCACCTTTTTCCTCCACGCATTGGACTGCGCCGCCCGCGCCCCACTCCTCTGCTTGGAGCACCCCTTCCTAATTCCCCGCGCCCACTCCAAAAAAGCCGCGGCCCGATGCAAATCCGCGGTCTTCGCCTGGCGCACCTCCCGCACCAACCACTCCATCACCAATTCGCGGCCAGTGCGGGCTGGACTCATAAGACGCAATCTGCGACTCGCATGATCGACTGGATCATGCAGCCAGGGTATTCGTGCCGCACCATTTGATGGGCGTGGAACGCATCAGGCGCCACGACAAAGACGTCGAGCATCGGGCCATGAAGGCGGTACATCCTGACCCGATACTCGAAGTCTTGGCGCGTCACTTTGCCTGATCCCAGCTCAATCCGACCTTAGCTTCGGCAAGCGGCGGAATATCCCCAAGCCAGCGAGCCTCACACTCTTCCATGATTGTCTGGAGCTTTAGCGCCCAATCGTCAGCGTGTTTTTCTACGACGAGCAGGATGATCTCGTCATGCACCACGCCGGCCAAGCGCACGACTTTTTCCCCGTCAGCTCTAAGGAGCGGCCACAGTTTGCCGAGCGTAGATTTGAGCACGGCCGCGCCAGCTCCTTGGATTGGGGTATTGCAGCGGGTGGTGAGTTTGTTGTTTTCACCCAAAAGAATCCGCCGGAGCCCCGATAAGCGGACGTTGATAAATGACATTTGCGCAGCCGCATCAGCAGCGCGAGCATTTTCGGACTGCCACTCGTGGATCCCCGTATAAGCAGCATGGAACTTTTCCCGCACTTCTTTCGCTTCATCAATATCCATTTGGATTCCCATTGTTGCTGCATAGTTTCTGAGTCCTTTTGCACCGCTTCCGTATAACAATCCGAAGTTGGCCGACTTTGCAATCTGGCGCTGCTCCTTCGTAACCTCATCCTCGGCGACCCCGTAGATCTGCATCGCCGTAATCGTATGCAGGTCCTTCCCCTCCTGGAACACCCGAGTCATAAGAGGATCTTGAGCTTCTGCTGCCGCCAATCGCAGCTCCATCTGCCCGTAGTCCGCTACAACCAGTCGCCAGCCAGCTGGAGCCTGCACACACGCCCTAAACCGTAGATCCCGCGGAATCTGTTGCAGGTTGGGACTCATGCAACTCATCCGCCCCGTATCCGCACCCATCTGCAGATAGCTGGCACGAATAAACCCATCTTTCGACAGATTTTTTAACAAAGTCTCCGCCATTTGCCGCCGCTTTTCTAACCGCTTCCACCGCAAATAATCAGCAACAACTTTATGTTCTGCCACATATTCCTGAAGCGCAGCTTTACTTGCACTCTGCTTATCCGTCTTTGGATCAACCGGCGCTTCACCCAGTAATGCCGTGAACTTCTTAAGTAGCTGCACCGGACTGTTTAGGTTGAAAATTTCCGCGTCCACCTTTTTACCTTTCGCCCCCGGTTTTGTCTGGTACAGCAACTTTCCATCCACTCCACGATGCAACTTGGCGTGCTCGGGCAGCGCGGCATCAAAATCCTCGATGAACTTCTCACCAACCTCGTAGTGCTCGGTGTCTAAGTCCTCGATCAGCTGGGTCAAGGACTCCTTACTGAAAGGAAGCCCGGTACGCCACAACTGCGCCATCGCCGGCAACGCCTTGCACTCCAACCGCCAAGCGGGCTGGAGAGGCGGCTTTGCTATAGACATCCGCTGCTGTATTTCGTCGTAAATCTCCAGCAAAACTTTCACGTCGTTCGCGGCATATTCCATCTGGCTCCGTGTCAGATCTCCCGACCAGTCACTCTTCTGTTCCTCCTTAGAAATTTCCCGCGTCAAATACCGCTTCACTACATGTTGCAGACCGTGTTTTACGTTGGTCATGCCATTAGTAAGAACCCGGCTAGCCAACATCGTGCACAAAACTATGCCGGCCGGATAAATCTCATATTCCTGGAGCCAGCCCAAATCAAACACCGCGTTGTGTGCAAGCCAGGTGCGCTCGACTTCAAAGAACTGCTCCAGCTCGATCCAATCTTGGCTTTCAAGGTCGAAGCAGTCGAGCACCACAGGCGTCCTGTCGTACGCACAAAGCTGAAGCAGCCGCAATCCGCCTTGCGTTGGCTGGAGCCCAGTCGTCTCCACGTCAAATGCAACAGTAGTCGCCCCCTCCAAAGTGGAGAGGTGCTCGATGCCAAAAAGGATTTTCATGCCTGGTAGGGCGTTTACTCTCCTACTCTAGCAGATCTCCCAACTCCCGAGCAGCGCACAATTCGGCAAGGCGGGTGCCACCCTCGGGAAACCCCAACGTGCAGCGGTGGTACCAGTGCACGCACCGCCGACACTCACCGCCATCCTCCAGCGGCTTGTACTTTTCCATCAAACGCTGCACCCGCAACTCCTCTTTTCCGGCATCGCTGGAGCGATAACAGGTGAAGCAGTGAACAGCATTTGTAGTCGCCCGGCCACACTTTGCACATGGCCGACTGTTGATTGGAATCTGCATCAGAAAAACTTGACTCGTAAAAATCCAGGTAAACGTTTCATGGTGCCAGTCCTGGTGTGCTGTGCAGCATCAGGCGGCATCTCAACTTCCAGCGTGAACACTTTGTGCCCACAGACTGGGCAGACGCGCTGGCGCAAGATCGTCTCGGCGGTATCCCGACAAGTCCGACCTACATCCATCCGCTTGAAATCACACTTGGCGCACCGCATTTCGCCACTTCCTGTTTTTTACGATGCACCAAACGTGCTGGTACGACACCCCATACACCTTGGCCAGCTGATTAAGCGGGAAGCCAGCGGCGTGGAGTTGCCTAATGTCCAGCGCGTTCTGCGCCGTCAAAACTGCAGTTCCTGGAATCGACCCAGGTTTGAACGACGTCTTTGTTGGCGCCCTCTTTTTGTCAACCATGCCTGCCGTTTTTGTCAACGTCATTGTCAACATCAGAGGTTGATGTTGGCCCAAGTGATCAGTTCCTTTCGATTGAAAGGTCCAGCTGGATCTCCATCGGGCAACTTAACGGTATAGGTCGGCATGGCGTGAGGCTGGCGCTCAATCCAACCACCCTGCCGATGCACCGCGTACGTCACCAACTTGACGGTGCGAAATCGAGTCGGCATCAGTCCCGGTAAGCCTCCGTCGCCAAGGTGTTAATCAGCCGGTTCAAATACCAGCGACACTTTTCCGCATCTTCCAGCGGATCTTTCTTCAGCCACATCCGGCTGAGATACTTCAAACACTGCCACTGGAGCGAACCAGTCACAGCATCTGGAGCGTGCTGCACCCAATCCTCCAGCACTTCGATAACTTCGATTTTGCCGGCGGTGTAGTGCGCGGGGTGATGCACAGTTTCCTGAACATCCAAATGAAATTCGTTCATCCTTTGGAAGCCTGTACTTGAGTGTCGCCGTGATAACGGCCGGTCTTTGAGTAGTCCTTACTCGGCAGCATGGTGAGCGTATGGAACACGATCTGCCCAATCCGCATCCCAGGCCACAGCGGCACCGCGTGCATGGAGCGTGCGTTCTGCAACTCCAACGTGAGGCGGCCGGCGTAACCGGGATCGACGTACCCCGCAAGGAGATGTTCGATCCCTTCACGCGCCCGGCTGGACTTGAGCGCCAGCTGCCCAGCAATACAGTCAGGCAGCCGGAACTCTTCCAACGTCTCCGCCAGCACGAACTCATGCGGCTGGAGCATGAACGGTTCTTCCTGCGTGTGCCCAGCAATAGAGCGATGGACTAAGTGGTAGGTCAAGGGCGACTCCACCAGCAAGTTCTCGCCGAGTCTCACATCGAGACTCGCGGGATTCACTAGCTCCGGCACGAACGGGGTCACAAGATCCCGCCGCGCCAGCGCAAAGATATCAACGTCAGAAAGAACCGCCACCCTCAGATCACCACGGTGGTCGGCTTGTCCTGCTGGAGCGTCACATGCTTCCAGGTCTTGCCCCACTTAATGCAGTTGATGGTGGTGCTGTGCACCCCAAATTCGCGGGCAATCTTGGCCACCGACTTACCACCAGCCTGCAGCTGGCGCTTGATCTCCAGCACCTTCTTCTCGGTCAACGAAGCCCGCGCCTTGCGGCGCGACACACGAGTCTTAGGTTGAGACTGGCGTACGGACTTTGTACGGACAAGTTCCTCGCCAGCCGGCAGCGGAATGGTCTGCTTGGGCTTGTTCAGGTCAATCTCAACGTGCTGGGCAGCGTTGATGGCCACGAAGGCTTGCTCCAGTGCATTGGTGATCTGCTGGAACTGCTGGTCAGAAAGGATGTGCATGTTCATAGGTCGAACGGGTTGAAATGTAACACAAGAAAGCCCTAGTGGAGGGCGGTGCCGATGTAGAGGATGCCAATAGCAACGGCAAGAAAGACGCAAACAGCGACGGTAAAGACAGTCATCGGTTCTTGAGGGCTATCTCGATGGCAGCCTGAAAGTAGCGGGCAATTTTCATGCGCCGATACTCCGTGCTGGCCTCCTCACTGTTCTTGTCCTCAATCTGCTGGTGCTTCTCGGTCGCTTCCTGGAGCGCCGCCCGTGTCTCCACGTTCAGCAGGTCCAGGTCCCGCATCGGCATATCGGCAATGCCATCGAGATGAACAGTCCGCCCCAGCAAAAACGAGCGGTAAAAGGGAGTGATCGAAGTGTCAGTCATGCGAAAAAGCGAGGGTCCTGCTGCCGTATCGAGATGAGACCCGATAGACGCATCTTGAGAATCTCGTAGATGGCCAGCTCGGCCAGTCTGCTGGAGCAGATGGTGTCGCTGGTGGCAAACACGTAGATCAGGTGACGATAAAGCTGGGTCAAGGTTTGGATCTTGACCCAGTGGGTATCGCCGGGGATCGGCTCGGTGCCGTACTCCCAATCGTCGTAATCGGGAGCGTTACGAAGCTCGCGGGCTTCAGTCGTACCAATCGCTCTGGTCGATTGGCGCCCAGTCGTCGACTCGCTGGGCGAGGAGTTCTCGGAATCCGGCATCGCTGGAGGGGATCACATCCTCTTCGTGAAGCTCGAAGGAGCCTCGGCACAAGGCAGGCCCCCACTCTGCCGGCTCGAAGTGACTTTGCGAACGCACCAGAACAGCGTCATCAATAACGGCGTCGACAACGAGGCGGCGGCCGCCGTCTTCAAAAGTAACGGAGTCAATTTCCAGTACGTGGGTCATTTGGTCTCCTGAGCAGTCTGCCGAGCTTGAAGGTTGTCGAGCCACTGGTCCCAGCTCATCTTCAAGAACATCTCCAGTTCCTGGATGTTCTCCAGCTGGCGGATGTCGTAGATGGGATCGCCGCCGGCAGCTTCCATGTCGGCGATCTTCTGCTGGAGCACCATGCCAGCCCAGTGGACGGCGAAGTACCAGGGACTGAGCGCCCAGTGGACGGCGAAGTACCAGGGACTGAGCTTGGTGTTCTCGATCTCGGTGTGCGTGAAAAATTCCATTTGTAATAGAGAAACAGGGCAGCCCACGGGGTGTGAGCTGCCCTTAGTGTTACAGACAAATGGCCAGGGTGTCAAGCCCTAGGTCGGAACCCCAAGATCCTCGGGCTTGTACTGGGTCAGAACGCAGACGTCAGCTCCCTGCTTGAGCGCCGTCCCAACGATGTAGTGGAACTGCGCATGGGCATCCGGGCACTCCTCGATCTGGTACTCCTCCACCTCGTACGTCATCCCCTTCCGGTACCAGGCGATGCGTACCACCGCCATCAGCTCGAACGGAATGTCGCCGACGTTGTACCCCAGGGTTGGCTTCCGAGGGCGTTTCGGTGGTGCTGGTTCCGGCTTAGCCACTGGTTCCCTCCAGATAAGCCACGCGGCAACCCGCATGAGCCCTA